TAGGTTTTTATATAATATCATATTTGCAATACCTTGTTTATTATATAGTATCATAACTGGTATATATGTGGATGTAAAAAGTACACCAAAATATATTTATATGATTTTAGCAATTGAAGCGGTTATTATTTTATTTTATATAGCATCATTATTTTCTAAGAATTTACAAGAATTTATATATGATAAAATATTTTTGGAAAAAACCGATTTATATTATGCAAAGCAATCTGCATTAAAAGAATTAGTAATAAAATTACAAGAAAAAAAGGATAAATTAAATAAGTTAACAAGACCATATTCAACATTGGATGCTTTTACTAATAATTTTAAGGAGTTATGGGAAAGAATCTCAATACCTAAAGAAAAAAGGAAATTCAAAAAACCATCAACAAACGCTCCAATAGGGTTAACTACTGATAATTGGGAAGAAATAGTGCAATATAAATTATATTTAAAAAAAAAACCAGATAATAGTGAAAAATTAAGAGAATTATTAAAAAACTCTGGTTTTGGAAGTGTTAGTGACCCATCTTATAATAAACATATTATAAATGATGCAGATAAGGCATTCTCTTATATACAGACAAATGGTTTAAATATAACAAATCTTATCGAAGAAATCTCGAATTTAGAAAAAACGATAAATAATATAACAAAAAGTAATGATAGTCCAGGAAGAGGAACATTCAAGGACCCTTCAGCTAATAAAATAATAGATAATGGTGGTGAGTATACTATTGAGGATTCCAAAATCTTATTAGGACAACCACAGTATTTAGATAAAAAAATAAATATAGGTACTTTTGATAATTTAATTGCACCATCATCAAATTCTTTATATAATCAACAATATGGTATTAGTGCTTGGATATATTTACACGAACAACCAACCAACTTTAGATTATCAAGTACTACATTTACACCAATTTTAGATTATGCTGGAAATCCAACCATTTCTTATAATTTAGAAAAACATATGTTTAGGATAACAATAAGAGATTCATCAAAAAAATATTTAATAAATAACGAAAAGGTGATATATAAAACAAATAGATTACCTATGCAACGGTGGAATAATATAGTTATAAATTTCAATGGTGGTACTTTAGACATTTTCATAAATGGGATGTTGGTATCATCTGAAGAACAAATGGTGCCTTATATGAAACATGACACTATATATTCGGGTGATAAAAATGGTGTAAGTGGGGGTATATGTAATATAACATATTTTTCATCGCCAATATCGAAAAAACACATAAATATTTTATATAATACTTTAAAAGATAAAAATCCACCGATTATTTAGTTATTTAATAATTTTAATAATTTCTTTATGTATATTATATTATGAATATGAAAAATGTAATACTAGGAATCATCGTTTTAATAATTTTATATGTTTTATATCTTTACTATTTCGGAGATGGAAGTAAAAAATCACTTGTTGGTATGCATGATGCCACTGTGTCAACTTTAGTGAGTGCGGGAAGTATGCCTCCAGGAACATCACAGAATTATACATTTTCAATCTGGGTATATGTAAGTGATTGGAATTATGGTATTGGTAAATACAAACCGGTATTTGTCAGAGGTAAAGGCGTTTCAAGCACACCACCAGTATTCCCTATGGTTAAATTTGATAAAAATGTTAATAACTTAATAATAGACCATATTTATAAATCAGATACTAGTAGTGATTTTTTGAACGAAGCAATAACTTTAGAGAATGTACCTCTTCAAAAATGGACGAATGTAATTATGTCATTGAATAATAGAGCTATGGACCTTTATTTAGATGGGAAATTAGTTAAAACCAAATATTTCGAGGGTGTGCCTATAGTACTTTCAGATGCGGATTTAACATTAACACCAAATGGGTCTAAATTTAAATCGGGTGACTATGCAGATGGTTTTAAGGGATATACTGCGAAATTCATGTATTATTCAAGATCCATAAATCCAAGAGAAGCATATACTATATATAAGGAAGGGTTTGGTGGTAATTGGTTAAGTGATATGTTTAACAAATATAAAATAAAAATTGCTTTTATGAAGGGTGCTGATGAAATGAATAGCTTTGAAATATAAATATATATATTAATTATATATGTCAGGATTTTTATCTGGAAATAGTACAAATAGTAGCGGGTGGGGTGGATTTTCAAATAGTAGTGCTGTTAGTGGGACAAAAGAATTTTTTCAATCCAATTCATTAGTTGCAAAAGTGGCATTTTTAGTTTTAGTAGTTATTTTATTTGTTATTTTATTAAGATTAGGTTCAACACTTATAACATGGATGTTTAGTCCATCCAAAAATCCAAAATTAGTTAATGGTATGAAGAATGCAAAATTACCAAAAACAATACCTGCTGACCCCAGTGTTGAAAATTCTGTACCAATATTAAGGTCCAATAATGAACGTGATGGTATTGAATTTACTTGGAGTGTGTGGTTATATATAGATGATTTAGAATATAATAGAGGTGTTATGAAACATATTTTCCATAAAGGTGATGCTGAGTTATCAATGTCTTCTTCTGGTACAAATATTAAAAGCACTTCTGTATGTCCTGCATTATATTTGGACCAACAAAAAAATTCCCTTGTTGTTTTTATGAATACATTCGGTTCTATGAATAATAAAGTTGTTATTGATGACATACCACTTAATAAATGGATAAATGTAGCAATAAGATTAGAAGGTAAAACTATGGATATTTATATTAATGGTAAAGTATCAAAAAGACATATTTTCAAATCTGTACCAATGCAAAATTATGGAGATACCTATGTTAATGCGAATGGTGGTTATTCTGGTATGATAAGTGATTTATGGTATCATAATAGAGCTCTTACTGGTGTCGAGATATTAAATATAGTTAAGGATGGACCTTCCCTTTCGGCACAAGATGATATCAAAGTATTCCCTCCATACTTTTCATTAAAATGGTATTTTCAACAAAAAGGATAAATAATTTAAGTAAAAAAGTTAAATTATTTAGCAATTAATCTTTATATTCGCATTCACCCTTAGTTTTAAAAAATGTACCTGACATGCATTGTTCTGTTTCATTTAATTCTACACAACTTTTAAATCCACGGTCCTCTCCTATATAACACCATGGTTTCCCTTTTTTGGTTTTATATTTAGAACCAGCTGGTAAAACATTAATATATTTATTGATACCTTCAGTATCCCTATTTTCCACTGCTTTTTTTAAATTATCTTCATTTACTTGTTTCAAAGCAATTTCTCTAATTTTATTATCTCTTATTCTTTTTTTTTTATTTTTTGTTTCTTTATTTTTTTTAATTCTTTCTTTCTCCTCTTCTAATACTTTTTCTAAATCTTCGCTTCTTTCGCCACCTTTCCTTTTTCCTTTTTTTCCTGAATCACCTCTTATAACAGTACTTGCATCACCCAATGTATCCGCTGTAAAATCACCAACAGTTTCGGTACCTATTGAAGATAATCTAAATGTTTTTGCTATGCTTTCAGGTAAAATATACACAAACTTTTGAATAATATCTCCTATTATATCGGTACCTTCTGCTAAATATAAAAATATATTTACACCCAGTATAGCTAAAATTACTATAATAATAAATCCCAGAAATATATTAAATAAAGAAAAACCGAAAAATGTTTTATTACTTGATATACCTAATGGAGTCATACTAGGTGATATACCTGGTGTAACCATCTTTGGTAATTCTAATTGAGGTCCTTTACTAATAGTTATAATAGGTCGTTCTGGGATTGTTAACTTAGGTAAAGATATTTCTGGCATTTTTATAGAATTAACATTTTTTGTAATTTTGGTAACAACATCATCCATATATATATAAAATTATTATTTATTAAAACTATTTAAACTAAATACCAGAAATGTAATAAATGTGTAAAAAATGTTGTAAGGATTGTAAAAAAAACTGTAAAAAAATCCCAATTAAACGTTATTTCTTACCTCTTGTAGGTTGTGTTGCTTTTACTGGATATGAAGAACTTCGAAATGTAATTTATTTCCCAATATTTATTACTATGGCTTCATTGATTATTTTTTGGAATTTCCCTATGCTCGCATATATGAGTGCTTCAAAACCTATTTATTATAAAGATATGTTTATAGATGAAAAAAAATTACCAAATTATAATGTTAAATCTTCTATAAAAAACAAATTTGAAAATATTTTCATTATTTCTATTGTTATTACAAATTCTTTACTCTCTGGTGCATTAGCTGAATATTGGTTATTTCAATCAAAAAACTCCAATACGTATATTGAAATACTTGGTATGTCTGGGGGTATAATTAAATTATTTCAATTAATTAATAATAATATAGGGAGAATTATGATTAAAATACTAAAAAATTGTGTCAAGGAAGAAAATACTCGGATTAAATTACAAGAAAGACATTCTATTGAAAATATTGTCAGACTTAAGCGTGTTAAATTATCACATGATGAATTAAATAAACTGGAAGAAGAGTGCAAACCCACTAGACCTAGGTCCGAAACACTATAAAAATTAAAAACATTTCTTAAATGGCTGAAAAAATACCAATACTGCACCACCTACTATAAGTCCCTGGATAAATATTTGTTTTCTTGTCTTTGTTGATTTCTTTTTTATTTCTAGTTGTTTTTTATTCAAAGAATCATTAAATGGTGTTCCTATACTGCGGGTCCTTAAATAATAAAATATAGATGCTATACAATATATAGACATTGCATAAGCTAACCAGGTAGATACTTCACAACGATTCATATAAAATATATAAAGATTAAAATATATAAATATTAAAACATAATTAAAACCATAAATTATATATGATTTTAATCAATTCAAAAGGTATTGCGATTGTTTCAAAAAAAATACAACTCCCAAAGGTATGGGATGCTCTTCAAAAAAATTACTACTATGAGTCATATCAAGTTCGGCTTAAAAACGCGTTAAAAATTAAAAGGTGGTGGAGGAGAGCTAGTGGGTTTCATGATTTCAAACTTATAGAACCATTAAATATAAGACAATTTGTACCTATTTTATGTAGACAAAGACGGGTCTGTGAACCAACTATTTCATATAGAGAAATACCTTATTATAAAGAACAAGGTATTAATTCTAGTAAAAATATTAATACATGGAATGATGAAAATGGAGAAGATTTTATATTATGCAATAAACAGGTGAATATGGTTAGAGAACTTAAACTTAGAAATGGTTGGGTTTGTAAATCTACACCACAAAGATTTAATAAATCATCGTTTTTTCCACCTATTGGTAAAGAACAAATATATAAATTAGCTAAAAATCCTAGATCTTTAAATCGTAATAAATATAAAAAAATTTGCTGCTGTAATGACCCTAAAGTATTTGATTATATAAGAAGTGTTAAATATAATAGAAAAAATATTTTAAGGATATTTATCGAACTAGCTAAAGATAATATGAATGTTAAAACACGCATGAAATTATCTAAATTTCTTAACCAAAGATTATCAAATTAAAAAAAGTATTAAAAAAAATATATATAAATATATAAATGAGTATTATTGTAAAATTCTGTAATAAAAGAAATTTGTTATCATTGTTTACTCGTATAAATCATCATAAACATGATACTATTTTTCATTTGAATACAATAAAAAAGTCAAAAAAACCATTGTCCGATTCCATATATATTGGGGAAAACAAATATTCATTTGATAACTTTGGTGTTTTTATGCGTAATTCAAAACAACCTACTTGTAAAATTATAGGGCGTAATGTTATAGCATTAAATAATATTAGTCCTGGTACGGAATTAACATACGACCAAGCACTTCATGAAAAAGAACAAAGAGATAAAAAGAATATGTAATTTATAAAAATAGAATTTACTTTTTTAATACAAATTTAGGGAGAAAAATTATTGACCTGCTGTCGGAGCTCCTGTCGGACCTTTTACAAACATTTCAATACATTCACCAATTTTTGATGATTCTTTAAAATTAAATGTCCCCCGTCTTTGTGCTACATTTAAAAAACCAACTAAAAGATTTAAAGCAGTGCTTTCACTATCAACTGGGATATCTACCAATAATGGTCTATTTGCATCACCATTTGGGGCAGAAGCTTGTTCTTCTACGGGACCGCCAACTGGTGTATCAACTTGTGTGTCAACTGGTGTGTCAACTGGTGTGTCAACTGGTGTATCAACTGGTTCAGATTCTTTTTCAGTTACTTCAATATTCATTATGAATTATAAAATCGTTTTTTTTTTAAATATTAAATTACTTAATTAATAAAATTTCTTTTTTAAATCCATCAACTAACTCTTTCGGTATATTATTGAAATCTATTAAAAGTTTGTTTAATTCATATTGTTCGAATCCATTTTCTTTTTCTAATTTCTCTCTAAATTTTGTCTTATCTTGGAATAATTTCAACGCAGTCTTGGGACCACATTTCTTAAATACCGATTTTATATTATCACTCTTATCACCTGTTACTATCTTTATAAATAAATCTAATTCAGCATTTCCATGCGCGTGTTTCGAGTCTAATAATGATTTATATTTTAAGTTAAATAATTTCACCCTTTCTCCCTGTAATTGAAGATAATCCA